CGTATAGGTTCTCAAGGACGAACGACCCGGTGCCGTCGTTGAGGGTCAGGGTGACGGTGGCTGGCGTGTACAGGTTGGCGAGGTCGCTGTGCTTGACCAGCACGCTGGCGCTTGTGTGCTGCGTCATCCCGCACGGGACGTCGACGCGAAACAGATCCTCCGGCGCAATGCCAATCTGCCGCGCCACTTCGCCCATCTTCTCGTCGGGCAATAGCACCGGGATGACGTTCGCGCCCGCCGTGATGAAAGCCTCGACGCTCATAGGTAGCTCGGAGCCGTTCCGACGTTGTAGGTCTGCGTGTTGGACGAGGAGACACCAATCACGCTTGAACCCGACACCTGGACCGTAGCGTCGTATCCGGGCGTGAGCGGGGCCACCACGGCCTGCGTTGTCGGCCACCATTGCCGGCGCGAGCTGACGGTTGAGTACCCGTTGCTCGTGGAGCCGCCGCCGTCGTAGGCCCTGCTGATGCGGGTGTAGATCCCTGTGAACGTCCGGTTGCCGTCGGGGCCGATCTCGCCGTGGTTCACGCGCCAAGAGTCATGCACGAGCATAAAGCCGGCGGGCATGGGGCGGTAGACCCGTGCCGGGGCCTCGTTGACCGACCGCACGGTCACGGTTTCGATGATGTCCACGGCGGCCTTGCCGAGCTGGAAGACGAAGTCCGCGCCCTGCGTGTACATCGTCTGCAGGCGGTGCATCTTGGTGTCTTGCTCGACGTTGGTGACCGTGCTGACCTTCTCCACGGCCTTGACCACGGCGTCGGACGAGAACTTGGCGATGGCTGGCTGGAACGGTCCAGCCTGAATCGCGGCGTTTGCCACGGCGAACGAGTCGTCGCTACCGACGAAGCTGACCGTGGGTACGGTGGCCGGACATGATGCCGTAAGCACCGCCACCATTTCCGCCACCGCGACCGTGGCCGCACTTGATTCCGGCTTGGCCTGCTGCAGATTGCCTAGCCAGTGCGGGCTGCCGTAAACACCGCCGGCGTTGCCGTAGGAATCCGGCCGCCAGTCGCAGGAACGCGACACCGTGAAGTTCCGGCCCACGATCTCTGCCATCGGGACCGATGCCACTGTCGTGACCGGAGCAAGCGTGCCGACCGCGGGCGAGTCGGCGTCGATCTCAAAGCGGATCTTCGCCTTGGTGAGCATGGTCTGCTCGGTGATCGCCATGCGCTGAATGCGGAAGCGCGAGAAGTTCATGCGGCTCTGGGAGAGCAGCACGGCGGCGTTGATGAGCTCGCGGGTGTCCCCGTCGGCAGGCCCCTCAAGGTCGCAGCTGAAGCGGAAGATGCCCCATCCAAGGTTGGCCTTCGTGCGCTCGTACGTGAACTCGCAGTTGCCGGCGAAGGCCGCGTCGGGCAGGTTGGTCCGTGCCTGGACGTCGGTGATCTCGTAGATGAGCTGATTCCCGGCCTCGTTGTAGGCAAAGGTCTGGGATTCGCGCCGCCACTTGATTGCCGCCGAAAGGGTGTCTGCTGGCGCAATGGCCTTTCGGAAGAGGTCCGCATACGGCAGGCGTCCGTCCACATCGGCGAAACTACCGCTTGGTGCAGGGCTTGCAATCGCGCCCTGCGCGGCAAGGTTGACCGTAAGGACGCCGGCGACCGTGCGGGTGATCAGGCCAGCGGCGTCGAGCGCGAATCGCTGCGTCCATCGGTGGCTAATGACCGGGTAGTCGGGCAGCGGCGCGGAGGAGCTCGTCGGGTAGGCGGTCGCGGCCGTCACGGTGAACGTGATGAGGCACGCCTGCCGACCGTTGATTTCCGTCGCCTGCAGGTGCAGCAGCGGGCCGTTCATGGTGTCCGGGTAGGACACATCGAGCAGGTCCTCGGTGCCGCCACTGGCCGTCACCCGCACCCGAACGCGGTCGATCCGCCCCGTACCCATCTGGAGCTTAGTGGCGAAGTCCACGAAGGTCGCCGTGCCGTCCGACACGATGCACGACCCGGACAGCGTGGTCTCGTATCGGTCGAGGGTGTACCCGTCCGCAGCGTAGATCGGCCGGCAGTCGTAGCTCGTGATGTTGGCGTACGGGAGCTCGTAGTCGACGCCGCTCCATCGGAAGACGATGTAGGTATTGCCTGGGCTAATGGGCATTAGATCTTCGCTCCCATGAGGCGCAGGTCATTGACGAACGGCTCGTTGGCGGCCGTGAAGTCGTACTGCGGTTGCGTGTTGCGGACGAGCTGCTGCACGAGCGGTACGACCTGCGTCTTGACCACTCCCCCGAGCATAATCATCCCCGCTCCAATGCCCCCGAAGCTGAGGCCACTTGAAAGGAGCCCTGCGCCCATGCGCTGCATGAAGTCTGCCGTATCGTCCACAATTTCGGGCAGCGCCTCAAGGATCTTGGGCAGGAAGCCGACGATGGCCTCCAGAATCTTGGCGAGCGCCTCCGTCATGGGCGCGAGGAATGCCGCGCCCACGCCGGCGGCGAAACTCTTGATCGTCAGGAGGCTTCGCTCAATGCGCCCCGCCTGCTGGATCTGCGCCGCGATGGCCGGGCCCGCGATCCCGCCGAGGCGCAGCTTCTCCATCGTCATGGCGATCTCGTTCGTCATGTCGGCGATCTGGATCGCAGGGCTGAACTCCCGCAGGTCCGAGGCCACCCCCATGATGAACTGGTGCAGGCGCATCACGGCGTCGATGGCCATCTTGAACGCCTTGGTGATCGCCCCCACGACCACGGTCGCCATGGCCAGGCCTGCCGTCGCCTTGATCAGCATCGACCCGAAGCGGCTCCCGCTGTCCTCGAGCGCGTCGTCCATCTCCGCGAGGGTCGCGCTAAAGTCGAAGCCATTGCCCTTCATGGACGAGAACATCCCAGGCAGGGCCTTCAGGATCTCGCCAAGGCCAAGCTTGTCGGCAGCCTCCTCCTCGCCCCCGACGCCGCTCCCGCCGCCCCCCATCCCCGTCACGACGTCGACCGTGATCTTTCCTAGGTCCTGCATGGGTCATACGCTCCAGTCGATCTCAAAGGCGCACAGGAAGGTCTCCGTGCCACGCATCCAACCGGGCAGGTCGTCCACGGGCTCGACCACGCCGCCAGACCGCCACGTGAGGGCGATGGTGAGGCGGTCGTTGAGCGTGTTCTGGATCAGGAGATGCCGCAGGCCGTCGATGGCGTTCTCGATCCCCGAGCTGCCGGCGATGCGGAGCGTGGCCTGGTTCACTGGGTCCATGAGGTTCCGCCACCAGACGACCACCTGCACGTTGGCCTCGAGGAGGCCCACCCCGCTCCGGGGGTGCATGGCCGTGTCGCCGCCGGGGATGATTTGGAAGGCGTACTGCGCGATGGTCTCGTCCGTGGGGCGCTCGGTCAAGTAGACCGCGCCGCCGTAGCCCTCGGCGAGGGCCCACGTGCGGATCTCGTCCCGAAGGGCGATCCAGATGTCCGCATTTGTCTGCACGCTCATGCGCCACCCCGCTGGTGCTGCATGTCCATGCGGATCTTCCAGGCGAGGTCAGCATCGCCCGTAGCGAGCTGGACGGCCTGCTGCGTGACCTCGGGCGAGCCGAAGGCGATGGCGATCCCCTGCGCGAGGGCGAGCGCCTGGCGGGCCTCCACGGCGGGGATGTTCAAGGCGAGGCCCATGGCGGTCTCCGGGTCGAAGTCGGAGGGCGGCCGGCCGTAGGTCGCTGTGAAGACGGCCGCCGCCCGTGTCAGTTTCCCGAGCGTTCCGCCGCGTTCTTGATGCGGATGAACAGGCCAAAGAGCTGCTCGTCGCTCGCTGCCGCAGCGGTCTCGGGCGTGCGCGCCACCTTCCGCATCGCAGCCGTGACGTCGGCGATCTGATAGTCGTCCTTACGCCCGATGGCGGCGATGATCTCGTGGAACTGGACGATGATCACGCCGACGGGGAGCTCGGCGCGGAACAGGAGGGGGTCGTTGTCGGAGTTCAGGTCGATCATGGTCAGGTGGTCGCGGTCGTGTAGAGGACGCCCGAGACGCCGGGGATGGCCTTGAACGTCACGCCGGCTCGCTGCTCGACGTTGCCGAATTGGCTCGTCACGATCCCGTTTGCCGGGACGAAGCAGCGTCCAAAGATGTAGGCCGTCTTGCCCGCCGTCAGGGGCAGGATCTTGACCGCGAAGGTGCCACTGTTGGCCACGAGCAGCCGGCCGATGGTCGCCGTGTTGAACGCCCCGCGCTGGCGAGTCCGCAGCGCCGTGAGCTGCGTGGCGTCCCACTTCACGAGCGTGGCCGTGACGGTGGCGTCGATGCCCTGCACCACAATCTCCTCGGGTGCCTGGCCGCTCGAGACCGTCTTGATCTCGTGCGTATAGTCGTTCTCGCTGATCTGGGGGAGGTTGTCGTTGTCGGTCTGGCCGAGATCCACGTAGCCCGACCCGAGGTCGACTTGGATCATGCATGGACCGCTGACAATGATTGATGCCGGCATGGTTACCTTCCTTTGAGGACCTTCTTGAGCCCTAGTCTAATCGTTCGTCCGATGTCCGACCATTCCGATGTCGTCGGAACGAGGAACGGCCTTGCGGGGACCTTGACGCCGTTCCACGCCATGATGAAGTCCTTCCCCTGGGTCAGGCCCTCGGCGTTGGGGTTCGCGCCCGTGGCGTGTGACCGCACGCCCTTGCGGGTCAGGGGGATGTAGTTCGGACCCTCGGTCTCAAATCCGAGCTCGTGGAAGATCGCGTACAGGGGCCCGGTGAGGACGATCTCAAGCTGCGTTTCGCCGCTGCGCTGGGCGCGTGCCCCGAGGCTGCGAACGAGGTTGCCCGTGTCCCGAAGGGGCTGCCCGCCGGCGCGGTAGCTCTTGCCCTTGACCAGGTACTCGGTCACCTTGACCGTCTTGATCTTGGGCCCGGCCTTGGTCTTGGTGACCTTCTGGACGGTGCGCTCCCGCGTGCCGAGGATGGCCCCGGAGTCCTTGGGCTTCCGCAGGGTCCAGAACTCGGCGTCGATGTCCTTGAGGGGCTTGAGTGCCACGGCGGCCCCGGACGGCCCTCGGCCCTGCCCGGAGGCGATGTGGGCCTTGGCGTAGCGCGACACGGCGGCCGCGATGCCCTTCAGGACCTCGGGGCTCCCGAGCGCCTTGGCGATGGCCCGCCGGCTTGGCTCGTCGTGCGCCCCGTAGGCCACTTCAGCCTCCCGGCATCGTGTTCGGGCGGCGGCTGCGGAAGAAGGCGCTGTTCGACATCTGGTCGTAATAGGCGAAGGTCTGCAGGGGGGTTGCCCGGACCTCGGGCAGGCCCGCCTCGGCGGCCTTCGTCAGTGCCCCAAAGATCGTCCGGCCGTCCCGCAGGTGCTCGAGCATCTCGTGCGCCCGCTTCATGCGCTCCTCAACCGCCGGCGGGATCTTGGCCGCCCGGCGCTGGAAGAGGATCTCGGTTGCCAGATCGACCGTCAGGGACACGATCAGGTAGTCCGACGCGGTCGCCAGCGCCGTGAGGTCGGTGTCCAGATAGATGTTCCCGACGCGGGCGTAGGCCTTGATCATGGCCGTGGCGCGCTCGAGCGCCATGGTCGTGACCGGGTTCGCCCCTGGGTTCGGGTTGCCTTGGTCGGTGCAGAGCTCGGCAATGATGCGCGAGTCGAGTTCCTTCTCAAGGTCCGCGTAGGTAGCGAATGCCATGCGCTGCTCCTATGGCACGGGGAGGGCGGTCGCCGAAGCGTGCCGCCCTCCCGTGTGCCGTTGGGGGGCTTGTGTCAGCTCGTGACGTCGAGCACGAGGTAGCCGGAGACCGGCGCGACGAGCTCCACGGTGCTGTTGTCGATGACGCGACCCTCGATGCGACGGTCCTTCGGATCGTCCCAGTTCTCGACGGTCATGTCCTCGAAGGCGAAGATCTGCGTGGTCGAGAAGCTCGTCGAGCCCTCGATGCCCACCAGACCGCCCGGACGGCTCACGAACACCGCCGAGTTCCCGAAGACAAAGCTGCGGGTGGTGCTGGCTGCGCCCTTCTTGGTCGTGACCTTGACCGAGTCGTCGACCACGACCTGCACGCCGAACAGGTTCGGCGGGAGACCGTACTTGGCGAACGTATCCGAGCCCTGCAGGAAGGGCAGAGCGGCGGGGTAGTTCTTGACGTAGTCACGAACTTCCGAGGTCTGTCCGAGCAGGTTGGCAATCACGGGCGAGATGACGAGCATGACGTCGTACTCCGCACGCACCGCGCCGCCGGTGGCGAGCGAGATGGCGCGCAGAGCGCCCTGGATGCCCTTCTGGATGACATTGCTCGTGGAGGTCGTCCACGGAGCGCCACCCGGCGAAGCCGTTCCCGTCGCCGCGTAGTTGCCGACGTTGTTGAACGCCGTCTGCGCCGCCGAGCCCGTCAGCGCCGTCGCAGCGCGCATGCAGCGAGCCGTCATGGCGAGCTGCGCCTTGCTGCGAGCGTGCTGGGCAACGACGTCCCACGCCGCCTGCTTCACGGTCTCGTTCGGGATGTAGAACGGGTAGGCGTAGCGCTGGCAGGTGAACGCGACGAAGTCCTGCTCGTTCATCTTGCCGACCGGGCGGTCATTGCCCAGGGGCCAGATGAACTCATTGATGTCCGTCACGCGGACGTTGTCGTCCGAGTTGAGGCGCAGGTAGTACCCGGTCATCTGGTTGGCCGGGACGATCTGCGCGTACTTGGTGATGGGGAAGGTGTTCACCGCACGGGTGAACTCCACCTGAAGAGCGCCCGTTGCGAGGGCGTTGGTGGACGGCACGTAGGTGTTCAGGCCGCCACCGACAGTCACGTAGCTCATGGTATGACCTCCTTTGGGTCAGTCGTTTGAATCAGCTCACCTTGGTGGCGGGCAGACGGTAGGCCCAGAAGATCTGGCCATCCGCACCAGCACCCTCAAGGGCAACGAAGAGGGCGGTGTTGGTCGAGGTGACCGGGGTCACCTTGCCAGCCGTCGTGGGCATGAGGCCCTGTCCAGCCGTGATCGACGTGCTGGCGGTGAGCTGCACGCAGTTCGAGGGCTGCAGGGAGATGGGGTCGCCCGTGTCGGCATGGTTGGCCGAATCAAAGCGACGGGTGGAGCCGTCGGCGACGCCCACGACGAAGTCGCCGGCGGCAGTCGACGCCACGCCCTGGAAGGCCGTAGTGTCCATCTTGACGACGCGGTAGGGCAGGATCGTGCCGCCCGCAACGAGATTGGGAGAGAACTGAAGCATGGTGTGTATTCCTTGTAGTTAGCGGCGGGTGCGGGCGTTGATCGCCTTGGCAAACTCTTCGGGCTTGCCGGCGAACTGCTTGACGAGGTCACCGACGTCGGCGATGCCCATTCCCTTGGGCATGGCGGCGCGGCTCATGTCGATCTTCGTTCCGATGGGGTCGCGGGCGAACAGCTCGCGCCATGACTCGAGCAGGGAGACCGGGTCACGGGAGGCCTGCAGCTGGCCGACCAGCGCGTCGCGCTGCGTGTCGGGGATGCGGTAGCCCTCCTGCTCCATGATCTCGATCTCGCGGGCGAACTTCTCGCGGGTGAGCTCGGCCTTCAGGGCCGCGTTCTCGCGCTCGATGCGGGCCATGCGGGCGCGCAGGCCGTAGCTGCTCTTGGACGCGATGACCTCCTCGGCCTCCTCCTCGTCCTCGTGCGTGATGGTCAGCTCGCCCATCTCGTCCTTGTCCTCGGATTCCTCGGCCATGACGACCTCGTCGTCGCCGTCCTCGGCCATCTCTTCCTTGTCGCCCTCGTCGGCGAACTTCTTCTTCATCATCGCGGACAGGTCGGAGATCGCGCACTTCATGGCCTCGAGCTCCTCGCGGATGTCGTTGTCGGATGCCATTGCGGCCTCCTCCTTGTTGAGCGCCGGGACGAAGGTGTTGAGGCCACCACCGACCCCGGCGAGATCGTGGTTGCTCTTTGAGAACGTGATGCGCTCGCCGCGGCGAGCGAAATGCGTGTCGGGAAGCGGCCGGCGCGGGGTCTCACGACCCAGCAGCGCCACCTCGGACAGGTGGTCGCTCTCGGACCAGATCTCCGCCGACCGCCTGGGGAAGGCGTTCGTGGCGATAAGTCTGTCGAAGATGTCCCTGCCGACCTCCATGTCTCCCACAATGTACCCAACGCCATCCCGTTCCTCGTATCGGAGTTGCGGGATTCGACCGACCGCGCTCTTGGGCTCCTTGCCGTCCTTCTCGTGCATGATCACGATGCGGGGGTAGGAGCCTCGGGCCATGTGCTTCCCGGTAGCGGCGACGATCTTCTGCAGGCGCTTGTTGTCGAAGCGCTTGAGCTCGGGGTCGGCCTCGCCATCGTCGATGGCTGGGTCGAACGCCATGAACAGCTCAACGCCACGCAGGACGACCTTGTCGTCGTCCTCGACGACCTCGTGCGATGCCTTCTGGTTCACGCTCTTGCCCTCCTTGCGGTCCATTTCGGCCACCTTGCGCTCGGCCCACGCCTTGCCGGCGTCGCCGCCCCAAAGCAGCCACGCGATATACCCGGCGTCATCATCCCCGCCCTTCTGGTTGCCCTCGTGGCGGGCGAAGAAGGACGCCATGCGGCGCACGGTATCGGCGGACAGGCTGGCCCGGTTCTTGAGGTCGCGGGCGCGCGCCACGCCGACCTCGGTTCCCCCACGGCCGTGCTTGGCCCGCAGCTCGAGGCCGCGGGCGGCGTTGGATGCCATCTCCTGGGTGGGCTTGAGGTCGATGTCGGTCATGCCCATACCCTGTACGGAATCCCCGGCTCGGGGGTAAAGGTCGGCAGCGCGTCGATCTGCTCCTTGGTGAGCTCAAAGGCCACCCGCAGGTTCGCGTGGAATCTGGGGTCTCCTGGCCCGGTGACCTTGCCGTCCTGGTCAATCGCGGGCGGGATGGGGCCGATGAAATCCACCGCGCAATGCGCGGCAGGAACAAGCGCCAGTTCACCTGCTCCGACATCCTGTTCGATCAGAATGCCGGCGGCCTCGAGCGCGTCGTCCATCTGCGCCTCGGTGTCGGTGCGGAGCATGAAGTCGGTCATGTGGTGAGACCTTTCAGGGTGCCGTCGGCGAGGCGAGTCGGCCAATACTTGATTTGCCGAATGGAGTTGTTCAGCACCACGTTTGCGTCGGTCAGGCTCGTGCCGTTGGTGCTGGTCGCGCCAATGACGAGCCAAGTCGGGGCCACCGAGAACGACAGCGACGAGCCCGTCGCAACGGTGCCTCCGTTCAGGCAGACGCTCGCGCTGCTTCCGTTGTACCCGAATGCGCCCTTCGTCCTCGCGCCGCTTGTGAGTGTGTTAGCCGTGGTAACGTTGTTCGCGCCTCCGAAGTCGGCCACGCGCAGGTTGCCAGCGGCAGCGGTTTGCATGAAGTGCAGGTGCTTGTTCGCAACGTCATCCGTGGACAGCACGGTGCGGTTAGTGCTCCCGGTCGCGCCTTCGCGCACTCCGCCGAACCAGTCCGCGTAGAACGTGCCCTGCGTTCCGCCCTGATACCACGACGAGAAGTTCGTCCCGGTCATCACGCAGAAATCAGCCACCCTCGTCGCCGTGCTTGCGCCCGTGACAATATACGCACTGGCAGCGGACCCGACTTCTACCTGTGCGCCCCATACAACCATGCCCTTATACGGGGTGGTTGCCGAATAGAACGGCTGATTACTACCGCCGTACAACGTAGAAATGTTGCTCAAAATCACCGCCGGATACAACGGAGAAGCAACGCAGTTCATCGTGATGGTTAGCCGATACCACCCATTCGGATAGGCCGTGATGCTATGTCCCGTGTTCGTTGGTGCGCCTGCTGTTCCGTTGTTTGCGCCGGATGCCGTAATCGTTCCCGTCTGCAAGTCGGCAACAATGGTGTATCTGGCGGCGGTCGCCTGCCCATCAGCCACCTGAACACACAAGTATCGGCGTGAATTGCTGGACGGTTCTTTGGCCCACACGCTCAAGGTGTGAACACCCGGAGTAATGGTGATGCTGCGTTCAAGGCTGTGCTTGACAAACGAAGTCGTGTTCTCTGAAATCAGCGTTGCGCCCGTTGCATTGTCCGGAGACGATTGCCCAGTCGTTCGGTCAATACTGACTTTCGACCACGCGGCTTGCGAATAGTCCTCGCTGTATGTGGCAAGGTTGACGGCCTGTCCCTCAAGGAGCAGTCCCCTCGGCGCGAGCGTGGTCGGGTCGTAGTCGAAGCGTGGGCCGTGATACGGGTTCGCCGTATTCGTATTGGCAAAGTACGGAGCAATCGGGTACGAGCCTGGGACAGTTCGGAGTTCCGAAAACTCACATACGCCATTAGCAACGCTTGATCCAGTAGATCCGACTCCAATACGGAATCCATTTCCAGACGAACTACTCGCCTGCCATACGCACGTAATAACACCAGTTTGTGCCGTTTGAAATGCCCCGCCCGTTCCTCCTGCAACGGCGACACCATTTCTGTAGAACTGCACGACACTTGCGCCGCCAGTTGGGGACATCGTGTTCTGATAGTGCTGCCCGGAAACCGCGGTAATAACTGCGGTAGTGCTGTAAAGAAGACCTTGTGCGGTAGAGTAGTTGGATATGTTTTGTATCCAGTTCTGTGCTGCTGTCGTTGTTTCAAGCCGCCGGACACCAGTAGATGGGATCGTTGCTCCCGCCCCGCCCGACACAAGGCTCCATCCGGTAGGCGTTGCTGGACCCGACATGACGCTGTTCACCACCATATTCGCGTCTGCATACTGAACTAGTCCGCTGCTGTTGATGAACGTGGCGTTACTCAACCGCTCAAACGTCAACCGCGAATCAAGGATGCCCGTGGTGAAGTCCAGCGTGAGCGTGGAGCCGTCGCCGGCGCGAGACATCAGCTTGCTCGCGTAGCTCGAGCCGCTGATCCGCGATAGCCTGGGACGGTTGGCGCGATTCATCAGAGGGTGGACCAGAACGTGCCCATGGTCGGGGTGCCGCTCGACTTGAACTGGGCGGTGACGTACTGCGCGCCCGCCAGGTCGATCAGGGCCGCCGCAGGCTCCACGTTGCTGCCCGCCGGCAGCGCCGGCGAGTACAGGTTGCCGCTCGGGGTGCCCGCGACCTGCGTGATGCCGCTGAAGGTCCGGTGGTTCGCCGTGCCGTCGATGGTGTAATTCGGGACGGTGCCGCTCGTGAAGGTCAGGGTGAGATCCGCCAGCACGGTCGGGACGTACCAGAACGACGCCACGTTCGACCGGGTATAGGTGACGCCCGTCGGGTTGCCTACGGTGGTCGTGATGGCCGCGCCGCCCGGCGTCGCCGAGAGCTGGAACGTGGTCGACCCGTTCGTGGCGATGATGTAGTACGTGGTGGGGTTGACGTACGCGGGCACGGTGATCGTGCCCGACCCGCCGAAGGTACCGGCGATGGTGAGGGCCTGCCCGACCGCGAGGGTGGGGTTGGCGTTGCAGGTGAAGTTGCCGGCCGTGTCGGCAATGGTCACCCCGGTCAGGGTGCCGCTCGCGTCCGCGTACTTGCGCCAGTTGAGGAGCCGCATCCCGATACTCGTCTGGGCCGTGGTGGCGGAGACCATGAACGGCATGACGTAGAGGAGGGACGGGTTCTGCCCGCTGACGCTCGCGCTCGTGTAATCAAAGAGCAGGGTGGACGTCGGCGGGGTCTGGAGGAACACCGCGGCGGAGTTGGCGTAAGTCGCCGGCACGGAATCGGCCGTGACCTTGCGGAAGTTGTTCTGTGCGGTGGTGATGTCCATGTCAGATCTCTCCTCTGCGCTTCATGTCGAGCGCGATTGCGACCGCCTGGTCCTGCGGCTTTCCCTCGGCGATGAGGGTGCGGATCTTGTCGCTGACGGCCTTGTCGGCCTTCTCCATGAGTTTCAGGCCGGCCTTGACGTCCTCGCGCTCGAGGTCGGAGGGCTTGGCGGCGGTGGCCTTCGGCACGCAATTCGGGACGGTCTTGCCGTCCTTCTGCTTGGTCCCAACGGCTTCGTAGCCCTGCCAGCACGCATCGGTAAGCGCGTGACGAGCCTTCGCGCCGGGGCGGGAGGACTTGAGCGTTTCCGCGTATCGCTTCAATTGTTCGACGGAACCACGCTTGATGGTTTGCGGAGCGCGCCCCGGTTGAACTCGCATGAGCGAACCATTGCCAGTCGCGCCCTCAACAACGATAGCCCATTGCGTTCCGTTGATGGTTGCCGTCCATTGCTTGGACAGGTCGCCCCATCCTTCGGATGCGTCTAGCGTCCACCGCGCCATCTTCGCCTTCGCGCCGGGGCGGGAGAAGCGGCCCTGAACCTCCTCGGAAATGTACGACGCCGCCGACTCGGCCTCGATCCAGTCCTGCTCCTTGAGCCCGCCCTTGCGGACGTTCTTGAGCCAATTCTCCGCGTCGATGCGTGCGGAGTCATTGCGCGTGCGGCGCGCTTCGTCGCGCAGGTATTCCAGGTCGCGGATCACCTTCTTGCGATCAACCGCCATCTTCGCCTTCGCGCCGGGGCGGGAGGCGCGGGACTTCTTGATCCTGTCGCCAATGTCCATCAATCGCTCTCGCGTGCTGCTTCCGGCGCGGTTCAGGTCGGGATGAGCAGTAATCATCTTCGCTGCTTGATCGTAGAAATCTTGAGCGACCGCGTAATTCTTTCTAGCAACCGCCGTACCCGCATAGTCCAACAATCGCAGGAACGCTGCCATGACACTTGCGTCCGCAAACGTGGCCTTCGCGCCGGGGCGGGACCACACGCCTGCGGCTTTCGCAACTTCGGGCCAACTTCGTGATTCCCAATGTTCGCTGTCGGACTCAAAGGTCTTTTCCATCTTGTCCGTGGCTTCCATCATCTCATCCACGGTTCGGAAATTTTGTGCAATCCAGGCACGCAGATGCGACTGCTCCTGCTGCGTCATCCGGCGCATCTTCGCCTTCGCGCCATGCGCGGCGAACTGTGCTGCCCAAACTCGCAATTCCTTCGGAACGAAGTGGGTCGTGAGCAGCGAGTCCGTCTTTGCGAGCAGCGCCTTCGCCCTCTTGCCATCGCCGGAACGCGCTGCCTTGAGGAGATTCTCAAAGAACGCGAAGTCCTTCTTCTGGCCCGAGGTCATTCGCTTCTGCTCACCAGCGTCGCGGTACTTGTTCGGCGTGAACAGGCGCGTCGACTCTTGGAACTTGGCGTACAGTCGCTCGAGTTCCGGGACGCCCGGTGCTGCCGCCATCTCCGCCTTCGCGCCGGGGCGGGAGGCGTTTAGTCGCGCTGCAACCGCAGGAAACTCCCTCTTGGCTTGCGACATCATCCCGCCAGCCTTTGGGCCGTGCTTCACACCCATCTGATAGCCCAACTGGAACCACGGGTTCGCTTGCACACCCTCGCGGAAGTTTGGGATGAGCGCGGCCATCTGCGACATCTTTACCCCGCGCTCGTACGCTTCTGCGTCACTAACAGAGAACGCAGCCTTCGCGCCGGGGCGGGAAGCGCGCAGCGTCAGCACAGACGGCTTGGGCTCGTAGTTGACCACCGGGTACACGTCCACCACGACAGGCTTGCCCTTGGCCTTGGCCTTGGTGGCCTCAAGCATAATCTTGGCATAGGCCTTGGCCTCGTCCAACGAGCGCGCAGTGCGTTCGCCCGCAGGATCATTGCCGACGTGCGCTGCGACTGTGTAGATCGTCACTTCTGCGAAGCTTGCCTTCGCGTCGGGGCGCGCGACCATGCCCAGCCGGGCAGCGATCTGCTTACGGGTGTTGCTCATGT